CATAAGGATTAGAATAACTCAATTTGTTCTTTTGTCTAATGAATTTTTCATGATAAGAAATTAGATCTTGATCTCTACATTCACTTATTGTAATAATACGATCTTTTTGGATAATAAACATATCATCATCAGCAGTTTTTAGCCAGGGTTCAATTTTGTATCCATAACCATTGACTGTATTAATTGTACTGATAATTACCGGCTCATAAAGAAGAAGAAGATCTTTGTTGTCCTCTTCACATGGAGTTACTTTAGCAAAAATCTCTTCTCCGGAAATTAGCTTAATAGTTGCTGAAAACTCCATCTGTCCCATGCATCTTGTCTTATTTAGGGGGCTTGACAGAAGTTGCTTTTCATGCTACAATTTGGATAAATATCAGTTAAGAGCTAATATGATTACAACATCAGTAATGACAAAAAAGAAAAGACCAGTTCATTATGTAAATAATAAAGAGTTTCTAGATGCTTTGGTTCAGTATAAATTAGACTGTGCAACTGCCAAAGAAAAAGGAGAACAAAGACCACAAATTCCCAGATATATCGGAGAATGTTTTTTACAAATAGCCACCCGATTTGGTTTTCAAGGAAATTATGCAAATTATTCTTACAAAGAAGAACTAATTTCTGATGCTGTTGAAAATATGTCTAGGTATATTCTCAACTTTGATCCAGAAAAATCAACCAACCCCTTTGCTTATTTTACTCAAATTACTTACTATGCTTTCTTAAGAAGAATTAAAATTGAAAAAAGAGAATCGGAGAAAAAGTCTCTCATCATTGAAAGACTGAACTTCAGCGAAGTGATGGTAGATGATGGAGACTACATGGATAATTATTCAGATTATTCTTCTATTCGTGATAATGTACACTTTAAGAATCGACTCTGATGGGATTTAGTGAATCTAAACAATTTAAGGTGAGAAAAGACAAAAGAAAAGTGATGATGGAAAAATTGTTTGAAAAGCTAGAAAAGTCTGAGGATCGGGCACTGCTATTACTATTGGTGCAGTCTTTTGAGGATGAGATCAATGGCTAAGGTGGCTTGTATTACCGACACACATTACTGCGCGAGGAAGTCGTCTAAACTCTTCCAGGATTATTTTGAGCTGTTTTATAAAAACGTCTTTTTTCCCACTTTAGAGAAAGAAGGAATTAAAACGGTTCTTCATTTGGGTGATGCCTTTGACAATCGAAGAATTATTGAATATGATGGTCTTGATTGGACTCAAAGAGTTGTTCTAGATCCACTAAAAAATTATGAGACTCACATGATCGTGGGAAATCATGATATTTTTCTAAGAAATTCTAATCGTATTAATTCTCCTTCTCTTCTTTTACAGGGATACCCGAATATTCATGTTTATTCAGAACCAGTAGAGGTTAATATTGAGGGCCTGGATGTTCTCTTTATTCCCTGGATCACAAGTGAAAATGAAGAGATTGTTTATCGGACGATTGAGAAGTCCAAATGTAGACTGGCTGTAGGACATCTAGAACTCAATGGCTTTGTGGCCCATAGAGGACATGTCATGGAAGATTCTAGGGATGCTGATCCGTTCTTTAAATTTGAAAAGGTTTTTTCAGGACATTATCACACCCGGTCTGATAATGGAAAGATCTTTTACCTGGGAAATCCTTATGAAATATATTTCAATGATGTGGACGATGTTAGAGGCTTCACGATTCTTGACACGGAAACCCTAGAGCATTATCATGTTGATAATCCTTATAAACTTCATTACCAGATTGTTTATGATGAGGATCGAATTCGGGTCCCTAAAGACCTAGAAGGAAAGCTGGTTCGGGTTGTGGTCAGAAATAAAAAGTCAGTCAAGCTCTTTGAGCGATTTATTCAAAAGATCAATGATCAAGGACCATTTGAACTGAAGATTATTGAAAGTCTGGAGAATATTATTGATTCTTCGGCTATTGAGCGAATCGAATCAGAAGATACTATGAGTATTCTTCATTCTTATGTTGATGAATGCGATATCACTCTGGATAAATCTAAGATTAAAAATATTATTAATCAATTGTACGTTTCTTCAATGGATGCTGTCTGATGTACGTTATCGTTTCTACTGAGGGTCGAGAAAAAGGAGCCTTTTCGGTTATTAATGAATTGGACGAAAAGGTTATTTTATTCTTTGAGGATTTTGATGATGCTCATCGTTACATGATGATGCTTGAAGAAATGGATGTGGATAATCTAGGAATCGCAGAATATGAAGAGGAACTTCTCATAAAAACCTGTAAACTAGTCGGATTTAAGTATACTAAAATTAGTCGAAATGATTTTGTAGTGCCACCAGGATATAGTAATGCTGATCTTTAAAAAAGCCAGAGCCAAGAATTTTCTTTCTATTGGAAATTCTTTTCTTGAATATGATTTAAATGCTGATCATTTAACTCTCATAAGGGGAGCTAATGGTGTATCAAAATCAACCATAGCAGACATATTAACTTTTTGCTTATTTAAAAAGGCCTATAGACAAGTAAATCTCCCGCAACTAATTAATAATATAAACAAAAAAGATTGTGTTGCAGAACTGGAATTTCAAATCAATAAAACCGAATGGAAAGTTGTAAGAGGTCTGGCCCCGGCGGTATTTGAGATTTATAAAAATGGAGAACTGCTTGATCAACATTCATCAGTAATTGAGCAGCAAAAATGGTTTGAGCAAAATGTCCTAAGGATGAACTTTAAGACGTTTACCCAGATCATTGTTCTTGGGACATCAAACTTTATTCCTTTCATGCAGCTCACCACCGGGGACAGAAGAGAAATTATAGAAGAGCTTCTTGACATAAAAGTATTCTCTTCAATGAACGTGTTGGTTAAAGACAACATAAAGGCCTCTAGAGATGCCATCAAGCTACTTCGCGTTAAGGAAGTTGGGCTTGAAGAAAAGCTAGAACTTCAAAAGCAGTTTATTGAACAGATCAAACAAAAGGACTCTGCGAATCTTCAGGATAAAAAAGACAAGATTAAAAAGTATCAGGATCTTATTTCGGAATTATTTACTCAGACCAAAGAACACGAAGAAGAAGTCAAAACACTTCAGGATAAATTGCAGGATTATTCCAAGGCCTCTGCCCAGCTAAAAAAACTCGGATCTCTTAAAGGAAAGATCTCTCAAAGAATTGAATCATTAAAAGAGAACCATTCCTTCTTTGAACATAATGATGTTTGTCCGACTTGTTCTCAGGATATCTCATCAGAGATTAAAGAAAAAAGACTCAAAGAATCCGAAGAAACTATTGAAGAAGTATCTTCTGGTTATTCGGATCTTTTGAATACGATTCGATCTGAACAGAGAAAGGAAAAGAAGTTTCTTGAGATTTCTCAGGAGATTAGTTCTTTAAATCAGACAATTTCTCAGAATCAATCAAGAATGAATCAATATTCTGGACTGATCTCCGAGATTCAAAATGAGATTAATGACTTACAAAAAGTTGATGATCTACAAGAAGAAAATGCCAAATTAGAATTCTTTTATGAAGAGCTTCATGCAGTCAAGAATGAAATTATTCAGACCAAAGAAGCCTCAGAATACTATGAGTTTGTTGGAAATGTTCTTAAAGATGGCGGGGTTAAGACCGTAATTATCAATAAATATCTTCCTTTGATTAATCAAAAGATCAATGAATATCTGAAGATGATGGAGCTTTATGTGAATTTTACTTTAGACGGGGAATTTAATGAGACTATTTTAACTCCCACTTTTGAGAACTTTACTTATGGTAATTTCTCAGAAGGACAAAAGCAACGGATCAATCTGGCCCTTACCTTTGGTCTTATGAGTGTTGCGGCTCTTAAGAACTCGGTCAACACGAACCTCTTGATTCTCGATGAAATCCTAGATGGCTCGATGGATGCTGAGGGAATTTCATTATTTTTGAATATTATTCGCCAAGACATGAAGAACAAGAATATCTTTATGATTTCACATAGGGATAATTTGGACAGTAAGTTCGATAAAATTATTAAGTTTGAAAAGAGAGGACATTTTACTTTTAAAGAGGACATTTCCTAAATACTTAATAGTTTTAGTAATTTACAAATGAATCCAAATACTCTCGCACTTTTGAACGAGGCTTATCGCCACGGTGTTTATAATGAAGAAACCCTTTCTGAAGAAGAAATGCTTTCCATTGAAGAATGGGTTGAGGCCCTTATTGAAGAGGGTTACGATCTTGATCAATACAGTGATGAAGAACTTTATAAGGCTTATTTAAGTGCTCTTGATGAAGAAGCGCCAAAAAGAATTATAAAATCCTCTAAAAATCCACTACTGATGAAAAATGCTGGACCCGCTAGAGTTCATAATCCTAGCAAAGTGGAGAATAATAAAAGAAAAGAGCAAAAAGAAGAACTAGACCTATATGATCTAGTCTCTGAATATCTGGTGTCAGAAGGTTTCTGTGATTCTTACGAAGACGCTGATGTAATTATGGCTAACATGTCCGAAGAATGGCGCGAAGGCATTGTTGAAGAGGTTCTTGATGAAGCAGTTAAAGGTTCTCAAAGATCTCTTGGAAATAGAATCACTGGGAATGATATTCGTCAGGTAAGGCGTGGAGGTTCAACCATATATAAAAAACCAAAATGGCAAGATAGAGTAGAAACTGGCGTTAGACGTGATATGGGTAAGGAAGGACATAAAAATCCATATCAATATGGCTCAGGAGCAACTAAACAAGCAAAAGCAAGTGTAGAACGCATGAATGCTGAAAAGAATGTTGAAGTGAAACATGATTATGATGGTAATGATGATGTAGAAACAGTATCAACAAACTCTTTGTCTGGATATAGAACAGTTCCAACAAACTATCGCGCCCGTCGTCGTAGAGCAAGTGGTCGATGAACCCAATAAACTTCTTAATAGAAGAAAATTATGCACAAACACCAGATGCAATACTTTGTAAAAAACACGGCCCTAGGTGCCCTGATCTCCTGACTACTTGACAAATTCCCCATTAACGTGCTAAAATCGGTTCTCTCCCACAAGAGAGCCGATTTTTTATTGTAATATTATGAGTAACGAACACTTTTGGAAATATAATGAGGACAGGATTCTCAAACAACTAGAAGAATATCTGAAAACTACATATAATCAACATTATGTTGATAGGTCTTCTGGGAGTAATGATCAAACAATAGATAAAATTAAGTATTCCCGAAGAGAAGGATTCTGCGCTGGAAATGTCACAAAATATATCGACAGATATGATTGCAAGGGAACTCCCCGAGCAGATCTCTTTAAGGTTCTACATTATACTATGCTTCTTATTAATCATCTTGACCTAATTGAAAATAAATGAAACTTTCACCAGAAACTCTTGCTCTTCTAAAGAACTTCGCATCAATCAGTCAATCAATTCATATTAAACCCGGAAATTCTCTAAAAACAGTCAAAGGATCCAGGGCCGTTTATGGAGAAGCAACCATCCCAGAGAAATTTGAAAAGGAATTTGGAATTTACAATCTCAATCAATTTCTCAATAGCTTTAATCTCTTAGATGATCCAGATCTAGATTTTTCCAGTGATAAGTACGTCGTTCTAAGTGAAGGAAAAAGAAAGATCAAGTATTTTTATGCAAGTCTTTCAACAATTCCAAATCTTCCAGACAAGCAAATCAAAATGCCTTCTCAGGACATTTGCTTCATTATGGAACAGGCCTTTCTTGATAAGATTGTAAAGGCCAGGCAGATTTATTCCTTGGATGACCTCTCGGTGGTTGGTGATGGAGAGACTATTCAATTGATCGTTCACGATAAAAAGAACGACACCTCAAATGAATATTCTATTGAAGTTGGATCAACCACCGAAAAGTTCTGTATGCACATCAAAAATGAGAATCTGCAGTTCTATCCAGGGTCTTATGATGTGGTGATTTCAAGGAAGGGTATTTCCAAGTTTATAAACAAAAAAATTCCATTGACATATTGGGTTGCAATGGAGCCTGATTCCACCTTTGAGTAATTTATTATGAGTAATTTCCTTTTTGTCGAAAAATACGCTTCTAAAAATGTGGAGGAATGTGTTCTTCCACAATCTATTAAAAAAGTCTTTCTTGAGATCGAACAATCAGGAAATGTTCCGAACATGATTCTTTCTGGTCCGCCAGGAATTGGAAAAACAAATGTAATTAAGGCTCTTGCAAAAAGTCTTGACCGAGACTTTTTGATTATTAATGGCTCTGATGAAAGATCCATTGATGTGATTCGTAATAAGGTCAAGAATTACGCCTCTACGGTTTCACTCTGTTCTTCTGGAAAGAAGATTCTTCTGATTGACGAGGGAGATAATCTGACCAATGATTCTCAACTGGCTCTCAGGGCCATTATTGAGGATCTACAGTCTAATTGTTCCTTTGTGTTTACCTGTAATTATAAAAACCGAATTGACCCGGCCCTGCAATCAAGATGCCCGGTAATTGATTTCACAATTCCTTCAAAAGAAAGGCCTGCTCTAGCCAAGCAGTTTAATGATCGAATTCTTTATATCCTAGATCAAGAAGGAATTAAATGTGAAGATGATAAGATTATTGTCAAACTTCTGATTAAACATTTTCCAGATTTTAGACGAGTTCTGAATGTCCTTCAGAAATATTCTAATTCTGGTGTGATTGATTCTTCTGTTCTGGCCCAGTCTTCTGATGTCAAGATTTCTGATCTTTATAAGTATCTTAAAGAGAAAAACTTTACAGAAACTCGAAAGTGGGTGATTAATAACCTAGACAGTGATCCAAATGTTATCCTAAGAAAGGTCTTTGATGGTCTAGAGAATGTTATGCCCAAGCCTTCAATTCCACAGGCCATTTTGATTATTCATGATCATATGAGTAAGAATGTTGTGGATAATGAAATTAATCTGATTGCCTGTTTTATTAAATTGATGGTCGAGTGTGAATGGAATTAAAAGACTGGCTGAATTCAATTTATTTTAGCAAGAAAAACTTATTAGAAGAGGTTGATAATCCCAATCAATATCCAGCCTTTATTGTCAATCGAATGTTATCAGGAAATATTGATACGGCTCTTTTTGCAAGTGAGCTGAATGAAAGGTTCACGATGGACAAGGAAATGCAATACAAGTTTCTTCTTTATGCAGTTCCTAAAAGAAAAAGATTTTCTAATTATTTAAAAAAGAATTCATTAGAAGATCTAGAATTAGTTAAGTCTTATTATGGTTATAATAATGAAAAGGCAATCGAGGCATTGAAACTATTATCCAAAGAACAGATTGATTATATCAAAGAGAAGTTAAATGTTGGTGGGATCTAAATAGTTAATAATTTACTATTTAAAAATGGACCCCAAAATTTTAATGCAGATAAACGAAATTTATCGCAACGAGGTTTATGCCGAGGAAACTCTTTCTGAGGCAAAAGCTGATGAAGGTCTAACTCCTCTTCAGAAAATTAGAAAAAGAAATAAAGAAGGAAATTTAGTAATGCCTGTTGGCGATCAAACTAGTGAACGTAGATCGTATCATAAAGCCGGAAGGGGAGAGAAAAAAGAAAAGGGTGCTAAAAGTGCTTTTGGTACTATGAGACATGTTGGTGGCCCCTATAATGAAGAATTAGACCTCTACGACATCGTTTCCGAGTATCTTGTCTCTGAAGGGTTCTGTGATTCTTATGAAGACGCTGGTGTAATTATGGCAAACATGTCGGAAGAATGGCGGGATGGTATTTTAGATGAGGTGACTGGTAGTGGACAAATAAGATTTCGTAAAGGTCAATCCGGCAGATCTCCAAAAAATCTGGAATGGTGATGACTCCACAAAAAAAAGCGGCCCTTAAGCTGGGAAGAATGGATGTAGATTCGACAACTGATCCGGAACGGAGAGCAAGACAGGCGAGAGTTGCATTACGTTAAAACTAAATAATTGATAATTACTTTATTTTGAGGAATTTTTATGGCTAATTATGAAATGGATGGACAATATGTGCGTTGGAGTCCAGACCTTATGGTAGAAGTAGAACTGGAAACTCCAGATTCTTTTCTACTTGCAAAAGAAACACTAACCCGAATTGGGGTGGCTTCTAGGTATAAGAAAGAGCTTTTTCAGACGGCACATATTTTATATAAATCTGCGAAATATTATATTATTCATTATAAATTTGGGTTTGCACTGGATAATCGTCAGGCCACAATCACTGTAAACGATTTGGAAAGGCTTCACACGATTTCGGCGCTTTTGGAGCAGTGGGGTCTTGTAAAAATCAAAAACCCTGCACAGGTGGAGGATCGAGCGCCATTAAACCAGATAAAAATTATTTCTTTTGCGGATAAAACGAACTGGAATTTGGTTGAAAAATATTCTTTGGGTAAAAAAAAGGAGACTCCTCAAGTACGGTAATCACCACTTATTACATAATAAACTGGATCCCTCTTGTAGTAATTTAATACATTAGATATAAATACTTCTGGCTACCCACCCCATAACGTCGGCGCAACAAGACCTCTTGACAAAAGCCCAAGAGGTGCTATAATACGAGGGTCCACAGAGGCCCTCTTTTTCATGAACATTAAACTAATTTTATTTCCAAATTCTCTGATTCTTATTTCTCAGATTATGGAAGTTGTCCCAGAAGATATTGGACAACCAGACTGTAAGATCATTGAACCTTTTGAGATTAAAGGTGACTTTTTAGAACCCTGGTTGATAAATTACTCTACACAAAATACTTTTATGATGCATTCGGATAAATTCCTGACTATTGCTGATCCAAATTCTCCACTACTTGAAAAATATCAAGAACTTATTAAGTAATGTTTTATACAAGTGTTAAACAAATTGGAAGCTATGTTTATGAACGAGGTTATGATAATGAAGGAGTACCCTTTCAAGACAAGGTAGCCTTCAGACCCACTTTTTATATTTCCTCTAACAAAGAATCCAATTGGAAAACATTGGATGGAAAAAACGTTGCCGCGATCAACCCCGGATCAATGTATGAATGTAGGGAATGGCTTGAAAAGTACAAAGACGTTGGCGGAATTTCTGTCTATGGTCATGAAACTGCGATTTATCAGTACCTTTCCGAAAAGTATCCAGAAGAGATTGAAGATTTTAATATCAATAAAATCAGGCTTTATACACTTGATATTGAAACTGCCGCCGAACTTGGAGGATTCCCTGAACCGGATATTGCCCAAGAAGAAATTCTTCTGATTACTATTCAGGATTATTCAACCAAAAAAATCTATACCTGGGGAAGTCGGCCTTTTTCTGAGGTAATGGATAATTATGTTTATCAAGAATGTGCCAATGAGGTTGATCTTCTTAATAAGTTCTTGACCTTCTGG